GGTAAAGCCAAGCAAACGATTGAGCATGAAGGCGCTATCAAATCAGACGGCACGCTTAGTGTTCAAATGCAACAGAACATCGGTCGTTTAACTACCAAGCCAAATGACCCAGCAAGCCCTACAAAAGACGACGTTGGAGAAGCTCAACCTCAGCCCGGAGTTGAGTCAAATACTGCAACAGACCCTAAGTGATCCTGACGCTCGTGTAGCTCTTTGTCGGGATAATTTTGTTTACTTCTGTTTAGCATACTTCCCTCACTACCTTTCGCACGCATTCGCTGAATTCCACGCAGAGATGATTGACCTGCTTGAGATGGACGAGGCAGAGCTTTTGAACTTCATTGTTTTCCGTGGATCGGGTAAGTCATCACTGATCTCAACGCTCTACGTTCTATGGGTAATCGTCTACAACAAGCGGCACTTCATCATCCTTGCATCAGACACAGGAGACAGCGCACAAACGCAAATGGCCACAGTGATCTTTGAACTACAGGGGAACGCATTACTCAGGCACAATTTCGGTGAGCTTTACAAGGAATCAAAGACAGCAACGGAAATTTCAAAGAAGAAGACCGTTTCAGACTTTGTTACAGAGAACGATATTCGTGTTCTGGTGCGATCCGTAGGGAAAAAGGTGCGTGGAGAGCGTCACCGGCAATATCGGCCTGATTTGGCCGTATTTGATGACCCTGAGACGAATGAGACAGCAACGAAGGTCACACAGCGAAACAAACGAGAGCGATGGCTTAAGAACGAGCTGATGGGTGGAATGGATCAACAGGCTCTCAAGCTGGTAGTCGTAGGGAACTGGGTGCATAATGATTGTCTTGTTGCACGTCTGTCGAAAGATTTGGCATGGAATACCATGAAAGTTCCTATCTTTGAGGGCGAGAAACTTGCTTGGCCAGACAGGTACAGGATGACGGACGAAGAAACCAACAGGATAAACAACGAGATCATTATCGACGCCCACAAGGTCATCTCGATAGAGGGATTGAAGCGAAAACATGGTACGCTGGTGTTTCAGCAAGAGTTTCTTTTGCAATCGCTTGACCCTGAGAGCCAGATCATTCAGGCACATTGGCCAGGTTGGCAGAACAATATCAGCATCAATAGGCTTACGCTCCGCATGTTTGTGGACTCGGCCTCAGGTTTGAAAAAAGAGAATGACGAGACAGCCATTTTGATTGCCGGTTACGACCCAGAAAAGAAGATTATTTATTTATTGGACGGTTGCTCGGGGCGATACACGATGTCAGAGATCGTCAAGCGAGTGGCCTACTATGCCGATTATTACAAGGGTGAGACGAATAGACCGCGCGTTGAGGCTATCGCTGCGAACGAGTACCTTTGTCAACAAATTGAGCGTGAACACAGGAATATCAGCGTTGTTCGTGTCCGTCCGCTTAGCGATAAGCATAGCCGTTTAGTCGGGACTTCGGTACACTGGGAGCGCGGACACGTAGTTTTGAACAAAGATTGTCCTTGGATGGAGAAGGTTTACAGTCAGGTTGTGTATTTCGGAAAGGAAGCGCACGACGATTGTATGGACGTTGCGACGTACGCAATTGAAGACTTCTTGATGCCGAAGAAGCGATCTAAAATTCACATGAGAGCCTAAAAGGTGTAAAATACAAGCAATACCATTGACTAAATCCTATGCCACATTTGGATAACAAATTCCCAAACAAGCAACAACGCGTACGGCTGGAAACCAACCAGAGGAATCTCCGGCTTTATGACGGGAGACATTATAAAGTTTTCGGGATCAAAGATTATTTTGTTGATGACACTCGGAAAGAAAGAAAACTCTACATCGCAGCCAACTTACCCGCTCTGATCACAGAGTATTTTGCAGATTTGATCATGGGTCAAGGAGCCATGTTTTTTATTGAGGGAGAGAAAGAGTCAGAAGCTCTCTCCAAAATTGTGAGAGGTAATAAATTAAACGATACTCTCTATCAAGAGTCACTCGATCAATCGACTTTTGGTTACGGAGTTTTGCGTGTACGTTCGGATGTCAATGATCCAACCAAGCCGATTATCGAATTGGTTCAGACGGATAGTTACTATCCTGAATACGATTTTAGAGATACTACACAACCCTCACGCGTCACTCTCGCGAGCTTCATCAAAGACCCACGTGGAGAGCAGAAGCGTGGTTTGATTTACAAAACGATTTACGAAAAAGACGGTGAGAAGATTACTCTTCGATTTGAATTACGTTTCTTGAATAGCGACTCAACGCAAGGTGAAGAAGTAGACCCAGTAAAGTATTCACAATACTTCCCTGAACTTACAGAAGAGCCATTGACGATTGAAGGTACAACCCGAATCCCAGTTTGGCAGATCGATAACACACGTCGAGCCGGTGATCCGTTTGGCAAGAGTGATTACAAGGACATCGAACCGCAACTGGAAGAAGTGAACAACCGAGTCACTCACATCAGCATCCAGCTCATCAAGCACATGAACGCACGAATGGCTGTGCCACCGAGCACCTTGCCTGATGGAAAGAAAGACAAGATCAAGGTAAAAGACATTGATTTAATTGAGGTTGCGAAGGAAGATCACATGCCTGCATACATCACGAACAGCAACCCGCTGATCGAGGAATGCTTCAAATTCATTGACATGGAGATTCAACAGGCCTTGGGCATCGCGAAGGTTCCGCCCGAAATGGTACGTCCAGAAAGTTCAAGCGGTAACGATAAGGTAGAGGCAATGCGCCTTCGCCTGTTCCCTTCATTACGGAAGGTGGCTCGTAAGCGATTGGCTTTCGAAAGCGTATTGCAGGAGGCGCTCACCTTCGCGCTGTCCATTGCCGGCGTAGAGACAGAAAACGAAATCCGCATCGTTTGGGATGACGTTCTACCGGTTGACATGGTTGCTCTTACCCTTCAAATGGTAGAGCGTTCAACCGCTGGTCTCGTTTCAAAACGTACAGCCATCAGCACACTGGATGACCTTACCGACGAGCAGGCTGATCAAGAGCTGGAACGAATCAGACAAGAAGAACCAGCCATCGAACCATTCCTACCAATCGTAAGTTAAATTTATGGCATACAAGCAACAGACGCCGAACTCATTTATACAGAAGCAAGAAATCGTAGACGAAGTGGAGAGCATGATCACGTCTGAGATCTTCCCTACGCGTTCTGTGTTGCGCCTACTTTCGTTGCTGGGGATTGGTTACAGTGCGCTTCTCGTAATGGTGTTTTCCATGATCGTTATTGTCCGTTTAGCATATGGCGTTTAATCTTCGAGACGAACTTAGAAAGTTAGACGAGGCATCACAAGAAAATGTGTTGCCTCTTTTTGAGCAGGCCGAAGTACAGATCAACGCAGACATTGAAAGTACAATTTCCAAACCACTGACAGCGGCAGCGATCGCAGCTCTATTGGCACGAATTCAGGCGGTCATCAACGGGACTTTGAGTGTCGTACAGAAACCTTTGCAGGACACAATCCTAACCGGTTATTTATTGGGTGTGTCGGAAACTGAACGTATTGCCCGTGGTTTGAGCGAGATTACGCCGCTAACATTCGCAGACTTATCCACAGGGGAGGTTACACAGGTGAAGGCCATCATGCAGTCGTCTTTTGACGATATCGCAACAAATCTACGAGCGGTCAGAGCAACGACCAGTTCAGCTCTACAGTCCGGCCTACGACGGCAGATACGGGATCGTATTGCCTTGGGCGTTGGTCAAGGGGAAGCTGTAGAGACAATTGCACGCTCTTTACGCGAACAAATCTTCGTAAAGGACGGAATTACTGCATTTATTGACAGTCGGGGACGAAGAATTGGTTTGAAGAATTACGCTCGCACCATCACGCGTTCAATGATTATTGATTCAGCAAACGATGCGACAACATCGAGAATGGCCAGTTTAGGCATCACTGTTTGGCAGGTTTCAACCCATCCAGGAGGTGCAGAAGACGAGCTTTGTGCCAACCAACAAGGAAAGATTTACGATAATACAGGCAAGCTTTATCCAAAGCCAACACCTGAGGATTTTCCGAAATATCATCCCAATTGTCGGCACATTCAAATCCCACGTCCTGATTTGCAGTTCACCGGTTAGCAAAAAGTTGCTATAATGTTTGTGAACGATGTTTTTTCGTCAACATGCCGACCTAAGCAATCGGTTTGAGCAAGAGGGTGCTTCCCAAATCCCTTCGTGTGAGAGGCCACACTACAATTAACCTTTGCATTTTATGTCAGACCCAGAAAAGACACCGGAGAAAGATCCGGAACCTAAGGCTCCTGAGAACGACCCTAAGCCACCCGCAGAAGACCCAAAGGAACCCGGAGACGGGGAAGATGGGGAAGATAAAGGCGGCGGTACTATTCCTGAATGGAAATTCAAGAAGCAGTACAAGGCGACGAAGGAAGCTGAAGACCGTGCGGCGGAAGCCGAACGATTACTTGCTGAACGCGATGAGGCAGACAAGGTTGCTCAAGGCAAGCATCAAGAACTCTCTGAACAATACAAGGGAGAACGAGATAAAGCCGTGACGGAACTTGGCACTTTGAAAGAAGTGAATCAAAAAAACGAAGAGACTTTCAAGGCAATGTTAGAGAAGGAACTTGAAGCTATTCCTGAAGATCGACGTTCGTTGATCCCAACAGGATATTCCGCTCAAGCCCAGCTCGAATATATTGCTGGAAACCGAACTGTTCTGACCGGTTCTGACGGGAAGAAAGGGGGGACACCTGGTCAACCCGGAAACCAAAACGATCCGCCAGCAGACAAACAGGCTTCCGCTCAAAAGGAATTCGATGATTTGATGGAACGCAAACGAACTGGTGATAGATTTTCGCCTATTGATACAGCTCGCATGAGAACCCTCAGCCGTGAAT